GCCTTCGGGCATCACATTCCCCCACAGGATAGGAGGTGAAAACAAACATGGATAAATACAAGCAACAAATTATGCAACTGTATGCTACGCTACTGCGTGCACACATAGCATTACTTGATGAGATATTGGATGCGGCTACAAGTGATGCCGCACGCCGATGTGCAACCATAGCCAGTGAGCAAATCTGCTCAACTGTGTATCATTTGATAGATGACACTGGTTTTATGCCCGACACGCACATGATACCATACATCAACGACTTGGCACCAACAGCCGATGACTTTGATTTTGGTCTCATGGAGTCTGTTCGGGATATGGAGAAGCGAGTGTTCCCGTCGCAAGTCGGCGGTCGCACTGGTTTCGGCATATACCCAAGCAACTGATGTCTCATTAGTAATCCAGTATATCATGCGTGCCACTGGCATGTGTGTTCCCGAAAGGGTAGCCGCACTGCCCCTCGCTTCGGCGGGGGGTGGTGCCCAACACCTCCTCTCACATCACACTCCCCACAGGAGGTAAGACAACATGATAAGTGTAGATAAAATATACGAAGAATTGAAACAGATAATGAAGGTTGCTCGAACATGCGAAGTTCAAAAGATGCTCGGACATATAAGCCAAGAAAAATGCAACTATGACGAATGGGTTACTATCCGCCAGTCTATGAAACGCATTTTCGAGTGCGAGACATCCGAAGAATGCGAATGTGCTCTTTGCATAGAGTGATTCTAATACACTTCTGTTTAACTGTCAAACCGATGACTTGGCATTCTCCAAGACGGCTGAGGAGCCACCCCACATAAATGCGCTGGCGAGCGCCATATAAATACGCTTCACACTCCACACAGGAGGTATAACAAATGGGAACAAAATTAACAGACCCAAAACAAAGAGCGACGGCCATGTGTGCATCAGTGCCACTATGGTATCTCGAAAAATTGGATGATTACTGCGCCAAGCATAATCGTAAAATGAACGAGGTTATTAGAAGCGCACTCAACGCCTATTTAGGACTTGAGTGAACTTTATGCCAAACCCCCACTTGGATGACGGCCATCTTATAAGCCGACGGTTGAGGAACCACCCACGATAGATGCGCAGGCGTGCGCTATACAAATACGCACCTTTTTTTTTAAATCAGCGAGAGGACAGTGCTTACCGGCGGGGTAGGTGCTATCAATTACATAAGGGCATAGTTGCGCACGACTGGAGATGCTCTCTCTCCCCCCCATAGTCTTAAGACTAAAGACTATATCACATGCGCTAAGGAGAGCGATTTTTGGCGGCAAAAAATCCAAACACTCACGCACGCACACACACATGCGTCATACACTACTAAAACCGAGGCTCTCTATGCACATATAGTCTTAAGACTAAATCCCCCACTGCATACGCATTGGGAGAGCGATTTTTCACCTAAAAAAATCCAAATCAAAATGCTCATAAGGCACACACACATACACACACACGAACAGGTGAGGTTTTAGGGCATACGAAAAAGCCCTCATATGGGCGAAAAAGCGAACATATGTGCGGAATCAGGCGTAAAGTGCCGGTAAAACGCCAAAAAACGGGGCAATCGTATGTGCATGGGTAGGCTCACACGCTACCTGCGAGTGTTTCGACTCCGCCAAAAACCAAACGCCTTATAATGCGTATGTGCGAGAACTCTCTACTTTCGCACCCGTTCCGCATACACATCCATACATGACGCATATACATACGCTTACGCATAGGGCCAGCAAACAGGGGAGCAGTGGCCTCTTTAAGTATCGAATGTAGGGGGAGAATGCTGATATACCGGCAGCCTCACATTTCACCTTGATGAAACCCCAAACGGATGAAATCGAAGCGAGAGGCTCACCGAGTCTCGATATACAACAACAGATACATAATGCCATGTCAAGTCACGGTATATTTGGTGAAGCGGCGTGGTTTTTGTTAATGACTATGGCCGACGACATAAACGCAGACCTTCATGGGGTGTTCGCATGAGTGCCGTTGAAATCATGGGCTACAAAGCCGCACTCGAAAGCCCGATAGTTTGCATGATTGAGTATTGGAAATACTTCGGTGTGGATGACATATGCGAATGCAATACCTGCATGGACGAACATGGGGTGAGCGCATGAGCGATTGGTTTTCCGGCGAGATTTTCAAGCCGTCATTTGGATTCACTCGAATAAAATTACAGCGTGTAACAAGCGAAACCGCACGAGATAAAAAAGGCAACACTTACACATGGCACTCATACAAGGCATATTGGCGAAAGGATGAGGTGAGCGAATGATTACAGCGTGGCTAATACGCATGACGATTCGATACAACAGGTGGCGATACCAATGAATGAAAAAGAATGGGCAGAGAGGGTCGCTCAACACAGGGATAGATTCCGTGAGTTACGAGACACCCAAAGCGAGATTCAAAGAGTCGAAAAACGAATAGCCCACTATCAAGAATTACTTGGTGAACATGAAAGGGTATTGAAAATACTCAAGGCTAAATTGGAGGCGATTGAATGAGTCGAGCATTCCGAGCCGATACAGACCGAACAGTATATATGGGGGGAGCCGCCCATAGGAAAACAACGGCCAACAAACCGAAACAAGGAGATATGAAAATGAAAATAGAAGAATTGATAGAAACGATAGACGAAAAGTTCGATGAGGTGTCACACATGCTCATCATAGATTACCCGAAGGGGGATTACATGGATGGTTATGTAGCCGCCCTCGGATGGATATTGGGGTTGATTGAATGAGTGATGTTCAGCGATTCAGCCAAGACAAGAAGGTGCATGTTCGCATGGAGTCATCATTTGGTGCAACCAAACCGGAGTTCAAGAACATGCGATTCACTGCGTGGGTATCGAAAGAGCGACAACGAGGTGGATTTGAAATCTATGATACAGACGGTAGCGAGCAATACTACGCCGAAGGCGGGCTGTGGTTCACAGACCCATCAACACGAACAGACGGTGGGCACTACCTGTGTGACTACGACGGCATCTTTTCCCTGCCCATTGAGATTCAACTATGGCTCGATGAAATCGGTATGATTAGTCAAAACGAAAATGACTATCACCGACAGGATATAGTAAAGCACTTCGACAGAGTGGAGGTGAAGGAATGAGGGATATGAGTGTAGATGTAACACCATCACGCAAACAATATGTGCGAATGCTCAGCCTCATTCTCGCACACTCTACGAATGATGATGACAAGGCATGGGCCGAAGAACAACTGGATAAATTAGAAGTCTCGCAGTTCTTGGTCGGTCGCTTGGAGGCGGTAGTATGAGTGCGATTGCAGACCCAGTATGCCCACATTGTAATGTTGATAGTGAGACTATTAGCATAGACATGCACGACCACTTGATGTTCGATGGCGACCAAGTTCAAGCATATGTAGGGCATACCTGCTATGAATGCGACGAGGAGTTCACGGTCATATGGAACATGACAATTCACACAGTGGAGGTGGAGGCATGAGTAAGCACGAGATAGTCGTCACGGTTGCATCACAGCCACGCATTGAGAAGTTGCTCGCTCGCCTTGAGAGGGCACATGACATGCGAGGACTGGACTTTTCGTATGAGTTCACGGGCCAGTGGACTCGGAAGCGTCGAGTAGGTCCGAAGGCGTTCATACATGAGACTGTGCAAACACTTGAGGTGAACATGGAGGAACTCTCCGATGACTGGCAACTGCTTTTCAAGACTGAGCCGGTGGATATTAACGCCGAGACTCTTCACGGGTCACCTGCAATACGCAAATGGAATCCGATGATTAGCAGTGAAGACCATGCGATTGAGGCCACTCATGGCGAGTTCGAGGACAGATGCGACCACTGCACATCAGGTCGGCGTGGTCGTCATACAACATACACGCTCCAGCGTAGAGATGACCCTTCAATTACAAAAACGGTAGGCTCATCATGCCTGTATGAATACACGGCCATAGACCCTGCGGATGTCGAAGCATTACTTCGATTGAAAGGGTATGCCGAGGCCGGATATACTGGGCCTCGTAATAGACGCACACACCCAAACATGGACTTGGGGGATTTTGCACTGCTCGCTGGAGTATGGGCATACAACGGATTACATTATCAAAAAGGACTCGGTAGTATGTTCTTCAACCAAGTGATATTCGCCAAGTATCAAGGCAGAGGTAAGCACGACTTAGGCCATTACAGAAGCACCGACCAAAAGTTCGTTGCCGTGATTAAGGGCGTAGAAGGATTGACTGGTGAAGGTGGATTGCTTGACGGTGATGTCGGGTTCGATTTGGCCGTAGTAACTCATGCCAACAACTACATGCAATACATGCGTGAACTCGCAGGTGTGAACTCGTTTGAGCAAAATGTGCGCAACATAGCCAAAGCAGGCGTAGTCACCAGCAAAACAGCGAACCTCGCAGGGGGCGCAGTGTCCGGCTACCTGCGTGAGAACAAAAAGCGTGCACGAGAACACCTACAAAAAGCACAGGAGCGTAAGGAGGCGAACTCAAAGTGGGTAGGCGAGGTAGGTAAGCGACAATCATTTGGTGAATGCACAGTAGTGTTCACCCGTAGGCTTGAGAACCAGTGGGGTTCAACCACACTTACACGCTTCACGGATAGCCAAGACAACATACTGGTGTGGTTTAGGAGTGGCGACCATAACGATTTACAGGTGGCACAGAAGGTGAACCTCGTCGCCACCGTCAAAAAGCATGACTCCTATAAGGAGGCCAAGCAAACAACGATTACAAGGGGGAGGATAGAGTGATATACCGGCGACCCCTAATTGAAACGAAAATGGAGGAATTGATTTGAGATATACAAACATACCGAAAGATAAGCGAGATGATGTGATTACTATTCACACCGTTGAAACCACCGAGAAGGTAACGAACTATTACCAAGTAATAGGATTGAACAAGAAACAAGCGAGGGAGGCCGTTGAAAATGATGGCTACTATGACGCCGATGACAGGTGGGTGCATATTGAACCCGAAGAACACCGAGACTACGGCTCAATGTCAAAGCCCAAGATTAGCAACACACAGCACTACATACCATGCTTCAATCATGGCTGTTTGCTTGAGAAGGAACAGGAAAATCCGAGTGGGCGGAACTGGATGAGCCACCACACATGCTATCAAATCATGCAGATACCCAAGCATACGCTTAATGCTGAAACCTGTCAGTATGAGAAGACCCAAATCACCACATGGATTCGACAAAATCCGGTGTGTCATTCATGCCGTAGAAAAATCAAACAGGGCTACGCATTGAAGGAGGTGACTGAATGAGCGTATTGACAATACAGGAGATACAGAACGCCATAGATGAGGCATGGGTGATAGGCGAATTGCTACACCGTGAGATGCACCTGTCGGGGCGAGTCAATGAATATACCAAAGACGAACTCGATTGGATGCACGAAGCCGAGGGTGCGTGCCTATGCTACATTACACAGATGAGTTCCTTACTCGGAGACTTCAATCCATTCGGAGGGCGAAAAGCATGAGTAGTCCTACGGACTGGTATGATACCACCGACCAAAACGAATATATAGGTCCGGCCCCCCTAATTGAAAACATGGGCCAAAACCCAAACGGAAGTGAAAATATGAACACGAACATTAGCGAAAGCACAGCGAAGGAAGCATTCTACAATGCAACCGGATTTACCCCCGAACTACCCCAAGTTATCAACTGGGCGATACAATGCCTTACGGACTTTGAGATTGAGCCTACTGCCGAGTTCGCAGACTTTGAGCGAGTTCTCGCAGACTATGCCGACACAGAAGCGAGTCGCAACTCATACTACCTCAACGCACTGATTGCCGCCGACGGTGGCATTTGGGCTACTGATTGGCTTGACGGCTGGGGCTTCGGCAACAGCCAACCAAGCGGCGCATTACAAATGGATGAGGTGCTCACAGCCTATGCTTACGAAGTTACAGTAGCGCTGATTATTGCCCACATTGAGATGGTCGGAGACATGGAGGTGAAAGCATGAGTAAGGTAGACCGAACCAAACAAAAAGTTGTCCGAGGTGGAGGCACCATAATACAACATAACTTCATGCACTTGATACAACAGATAGCGCATGCAACGAAAACATTCACTGGTAGCGACGGTAATGTATATCCCGACACCTCATACCGACAGTGGACCGATGATGCTGGCATAAAGCGCTCAGTCAAATACAAAAAGCATGAGATGTGGGGTATGGAATATCTCAATAAGTTTTTAGATAAATCACAGAATCACTACGAAATAGACCGAAAAATCAAAATGCTGACGCACCCCGATATAGATGAGTTGCTAAGACTCACACATGGTAATCAACCAGTGACGCTGGCAACTACGGTGTATCATGCTTACAAGGACGACCATGTGAAACTGTATCAGCACCCCGACGGGCCACATATCCTTGGGAACGGAACGCAGAGTAAATACCCCGCCTACCAACAGTGGCTTAGTTCTTGGAAAAATAGACTGGTTTTGATGCCTTCCGTAGCAAAGGAGTTTAAGAAGTGGCTGGGCGAGAACAAGACTCGTTTAGAATTGATAAAGGCCCAAGCAACGCTCAACAAGGGGCGAGAAGATTACAAGCGAGTAGAAATGCGGTTGCGTAACGCCAAGCAAAATGTCGCCAACGCTGAGGTAAGCCTCGCCAATTACGAAAAAGCGTATGATACAAAGGTGGCCGAGTGGGATGCGGAGATGGAGTGGTTCAAGGCCGCACCTAAACACATCAGGTCACAGGTTACTCGACTTGACATTAACATAGTCAGCATACGAAGAAAGCAAAGCCCGCAAATGGAACTCAAGTTCCGACAGGACGCTTTGAAGCGCAACCAAGCAGATGTTGATAATCACTCGAAGATGCTGGAGACCCTTAAGGCTCTTTTCGGAGGTGAGGAGGAGTGAATATCTTCGCACTATCAACCGACCCTCAGATAGCGGCGCAAATGGTGTGCGACAAACACGCCAGTAAGATGTGCGTCGAGACTGCACAGATGATGGCATCAGCCCTGCTTCGCAACGGATTCGAGCCGGAGGATATGCCACTCACACAGAAGGGCACGCCTTACAAGGGTGGTTACAAGCATCACCCATGCACAGTATGGGCTGGCGATAACTGGGCTAATTTTCTATGGCTCGCTCAACATGGGCTGGCACTATGTAGGGAGTTCAAGATGCGATACGGCGACCAGCGGGTTGAACATGCTTGTCGTGAGCCTATACAGGTTATGCTCAACATGGCCGTAAACCGCCCAGACACAGGTATATACAAGCACCTGCGGGGCAGGGATGATGAGACATGGGTGAAGAAGACTCCCTTCGCTATGGCTATGCCCGACGAGTTCAAGCGTGATGATGGCAAAGAGGTGCTCGCATACCGAGAATACTACCGCTCAAAGGTGTTCAAGGATGGCTCCCGCCCTACATGGGCGAGGGGTCGTGATGCCCCGACTTGGTGGCGACGCCGCCAAGCACCGCTGGGTTGGATGAATGGTGCACACTACCCCACTTGGGGGCCATCAATCCGAGGGGTGGATTCGGATGAATAATCGCCCACACGACCAAATACGCACCATGATTGATGATGCCAATGCGCTCAAAGAAGTATGGTTTGACAAGATGGCAAACGCTACCTCACGGAGTGAGCGAGCGGAGGCTATACGGAATTACAACGCCCTGCGTGGTGTCGTCAAGGCACTGCGTTGGGCATACTTCGGTGGAGATACACCGCTGAATTGATATAGGGGGAGCCTCAATTGACAAACATGGACCCTTACAGAATACAGTTCATCAACGGCTACATCGAAGTCGAAGAACGCAAATCGCCCAACGGAACACCGGAGGCCAAGTGCACCCTGCATCTATGGGATGCACCATATGTAACCAAAATGCCAAGACTCTTTCAAGAGGTAGTGGCATGGGCAAACGAAAACAATTACACCCACACCAAGTTGCTGATGCGGGGTGGCGACCCTTATGTCGTTGCATGGCAACAAATCCAAATGGAGGAACACGAATGAAAAAATATAATGAATACCTAAACGAGCAATATACCCCACTTACACGGGATGAAGTAATGAAATTACAGAACACGGTCAATAACTACTTGGGCCAAATTGACCCGAACAGCGAAGACTTAGACGAGTTGCGACAGATGACCGTCAATCTCAATGTGGCCTTAAGTGAGGTCGCATTCCTACGGGAGCAATTAGCAGTTGCCTATGAATACATAGGACGACGAGCACCCAACCCAGCACCGGCCAAGTATCGAGCCGTGATGCACCATGCGACACGGATTCGGGCTGAGGAACGGGGGGTGAAGCAGTGATTATGCACAGCGACTACCTGCTCATCACAGATGACATGAAGGTGGGCGATATGCTATGGACTGCGCCCGACAAAGAACCGCAGGCAGTAGTCAAGTATGCCGCTAAAATGAAGAAGTTCTCCGAGAGCAACTTGAAATTGATTAGAGCCGCATATGAACGCAAAAAGGTTCAGTATGAGCGACAACTTAAGAACGCTACATACTGGGGCATGGCCTTAGACTTGGCTAAAGAAGACTTGAAGGGGGGCTTACAGTGAACGCTCTCGCTACGACGACAGACATAGCCCTCGATGCGATAAAGATTATCCGCATGCTTGGGCACGACGAACTCGCAAACACTCTCACGAGAAGGCTATTGATAGCACAGAAGAATATATATGGGGGAAGCCCCCCAATACAAAACGGAGGCAACTGAAATGAATAGAGAACTTTTAGAAGCGGCGACGGACTTACTACGGTGGGTCTTGATTAAGAACGACGGAATTATACCATTAGACTTATTGGATGCACAGCATACAATCAAGGAGGAACAGCGTGCTCAAGATATAGAGGACTACCAACATACTATGAAGGAGCAATTTCACTCGAACCTCATGTATGTGCTATACGGAGATGAGCCACATGAGTAACGCTGAATATGCCGACGACCACGAGACAACGATACCTGAGATACTTGACGAGTATATGTCTAAGGAGGCCGCAATAGAGGCACTCATGGACTACTTTCGCAAAGCGGATAAGCATGTCGTAATTGCGGAGTTGGCAGAGTGGGTGTATGAAGATGATGGGTGTGCCATAGTAGACATTCGGGGGTGGATTAAGTATGAGTAATGACTACCTAAGTAGAACGGCATGCAACAATCCATACTGCGACTCTAAGCCTAATTGGTTTGGTAACTATGCACTGTGTAGTAACTGCCTACATTTGGCGGCGCAACACTTTGTCCTCGATAAATTGCTACAAAAGACTATTGAAAATATCAAGGAGATGAGCGAATGATTGGTGGCTACATAGACCGCTGGGGAGTGCGCTCTACCTTCGAGATAGGAAAATGCACCGCATGCAACAAAGGCGGTAAGGTGATGGGAACTACTGAGGCTCCATCTAAAAGAGCCGCAACCTTTATGCTAAGTAAACCTGTGCGTTGGTTGTATGACAAGACGGACATTGAGGGTAACACCCATGACCGACTTTGCGGCCCTTGTATCGAGCGCATCGAGTTACTCGAAGTGAAACGAGCAGGTGAAAAAGAGGTGTCTTATCAATAAGGCTATATAGTGGCGTAGGTAGATAGCATACTACAACATGGGGTGGGCTTCGGCTCTCATCAATTCATCTTAGGATGAGTTGCCTCCGTTTAGTTGCTTGGTTTCTCCTGTTTGGTCGAAGCCGCCCCGCCACTGAGCAACAACGGAGATGAATAATATGAGTAACAATCCATACATTTTAGCGGATAGCGTAGCACGATTACTGGTGGCAAACCCCGAAGGCTTGTCATCATACGAGATATTTAATCACTTGGCGGATAGCGACATGAATAGTCGTTGGTTGCCAACACGCAACTCCATCGGCCCTAAGTTAAGGGCAATCGGTGGGCTTGAGAAGAGTGGTAAAAGCACAGCCTATACGACTGTAAGCACACGAAGCGTAGTCGTTTGGCGTTTGAACATACAGGACTATATCAAATGGAGAGGTAAAGATGTTATCAGTAATTGATTTGAAAACAATTCACTACGAGCGCACATACCCTTACACCCGTAGCCGACAAGGGCGACTGGTTCAAGAGCCATACTTCACAGTATGTGATGGTGGTGACACCTATCACTTGAGAGGTAAGACAGTAATGTGGTCTTTCCTTGATTCATTATATCCCGACAACCCTCTACCGAGAGGACCGGTCGAGGATGATTTATTTGCGCCGGAGATAAATACTCCTTCGATGTTACACTTGTTTAACGACTTTGCCGAAGAAGCGGCGGGGAGTAATAGGTATCTTGTTATCGAGCATGATAAGCATGAGGTTTCTTTTGTTCGCAATCTTGATGCCTTCTCTTTATCTACGGACATAGAGAAGGTTGGAGGTATGCTACAAAGTGCTGGATTCAGCATAGAGTATAGGCCGAGCGTCTATATTGACTCACGAGGCAGTCACTTACGAGCCTCTTTGTTTTGTCGCATAGGCAAACACACACTGCGTGTCACCGACATAGGTAGTAAATACTATCTCAGTATCAGCATTCTCGACCCGACTGGCAAAAAATACTGCATCATGCCGCCGAACACGATAGCCAAGAAAAATGACAAAGATGTTATTGAAAAATTGCGTGACATACTCGATGTTGCTTCTATTGGTATCACTACCCAAGTAGCAAACCAATTAGGCGCAGTGCCGGAAGTAAATGAGTCACCTTACATGATGACTCGTGAATTAGATACATTACTGCACGATAGATTGCGGAGGTGCATATAAGTATTTCGGAATTAAGTTGGTATAATTTTTTTTTGACAACGAAAATAAACCAACTCACTGCGCCTTGATTGCTCTAATTAAGTTATTTCGTTAAAGACATTTATCTTAATACAGGATATACTATACTATTACTATACTATACTATAACCTTTTTATTGAATATCTCTTATACGAATTAACTTAATACATGCGAATCGAGGAGCAGTGTAGCGGTTTAATTTCGTTTGTTGAATTGAAGTTACCAACTTAATTACAGAACACTTAAGTAGTGACGAAGGATTGATGAAAAATGATGATGACTAAACATAACACCATAGACATATACCAACGAACTGAATGGCCGGATGTTCTACAAGGAGTATTACTATACTCCGAGAATGAATACGGTTGCGCTTCGCACATAGCCATGAACTCGTTTGTTGAAGACAACGAACCCGATGGTAGGATATTGACCCACCTAATTAACCAAATGGTATTCAATCAAACGATGGACTTTGAAAAGGTAGGTTGGACTTACCACTTTTACAGCGGCTACATGATTATCAATATCAACAAGTGGCCGCAAACGCCTATCATGCCTCTACATGAAGCGCAGGCAACATGGATTCACTGCTACCCACCAGTGCGTGACCTACTTTCATTCCTCAAAGAAAAGTATGACAACCTATCACTGTTGGCGTATGTGACATCAACCACTATGCACGATGCGCTCAATACTGATATTTTTGCAGTGCATCCTCCCGAACATTTGATGGCATACTCTCACACCAACGGAACTAAAATTACAATGTTGCCTAAGCATAAGGCTGGCATCAAAGGCGATTTATTTTTCAGCCCACCCTCTTGGATGTTTCCCCACCTCGCAGTAAGCATGGGGTTTACTCAAGCCATGAGTATATTCAGTGGGCATGACCCCGAATCGGGTGACATTGACGAGGTAGCGGCACTTACATTGTTCCGATGGCTCAACGGAGTTATGGGTAATCCGAAATCAAAGCACGCATACAATCGCTCTCTAAGGAAAACAAAGAAGGATGTAGAGGCCGCACATGATATGCGAAAAGACCTTGAGGAACTACTTGAGAATGCAAAGAATACTGATGAAGCACCGAATGTGCTATGGGGATGATTGCATGAATGTCTTTGATGCTATGGCTGAATATGTGAACCGTAATCACTATGTTGATGTCGAAGACAAAGTTCCTGTATTCCTGTGCTCCATTGGCACTCACATATTCAACGGACTCAACAAGTGCGGCACATGTCCGTTCATACCTGTTGAGGGTGTCGAAGGATTCGAGATTGAATCTTGTATTCTACGACATGACAAAGACCCAATCTATACGCCTATGTCTCATGTCGCTGATACGAGACTTCACATACTGATGCTGGGTATGAAAGGGTCGGGTAAATCGGTGCTCATACAGTTGTTCCTAAGCCCAAAAACAGGGCTATTATCGAATGCGGCTAATGCTGAAATCGGCATGGGCTTTAGAACCGACATCGGACCGAACTCAATTACCGAAGCAGGTATGTTTGGTTCTGTTGATGAAGAGGGCAATATCATGGGGCGACCACTCGCTCGTGAATTATGTGGTGGGTTCCTCGGTTTCGAGGAGTTCTCCTCCATCACTGATGCTGGCAAAAAGGAGCACAGCACAGATATTAAGAATCAACTATTGACTTCTACCGATAACGGTCGGGTCAAGAAGGTTATGCGTGCTGGGTGGGTAGAATACATTACTCGATACACCTTATGGGCTGGCACTCAGCCTGCTCGATTCGAGATGGAGTCCGGTCTTGACCGACGCTTCTTCATTATCGACATTGAGATGAACCCCGAAAAAGAACGCCTGTTTAAGATAGCGCAGGCCAAACAAGCGAGCATGACTCCAAGCGAGCGTGCTGAACTAATAGGCATGGCTGATAGACTACGCAACTTCTTTACCGACCGAGCACTCGATGTTATTATGAATCCACCCACAGGGCTACGCTTCGATGACGAGTTCAATGAGTGGTTGTTCCGACCCGAAGTGCGTAGCCACGAGGCCGACCTGTTTCGACGCTTGGCCCTCGGTTACTCTATCATGTCGCCCGAATACAAAGGTGGCGGCATACTACACATCAAAATGACGGACCAACTACGAACTATACTTGACCGTTGCTTAGATATGCGACGAACTGTGATGGACTCCGACCTGCGCCTCATCAAGACGGCGTTTTGGAACCAAGCCATGTCTCGCTCCAACCTCATTAAAGAGGTAGCACGAATGATTACTAATGGCGATTATCAATCCGCTAAGCGGTGGATTGAGGACAACCTACATATACAGGCGTGGTATAATGAAGAAAGGCCGAAGGGCGGAGGTAGAGGGCGTAAGGGAGTGTCGTGTTATATCGGCTATCCTCAAGCATCCTACGAACCCGCTAAAGCGGAGAAGGTGAACTAAGATGAAATACAATAAAAGATTTATTAAGCGAGCAATAGAATACATTAAGACAAACGGACCGGCTACTGCCGAAGAACTACATGACGCACTAAGGTTTACTAAAAAGGGTAGACCCGAAGTGCACCCTCGGACAAAGCCACAGGTTCAACAGATACTTTGTCGAAGTAAATTGCTTAAATCACATTGGACTAAAGTTGCTCGTGCCGACAATAAGGAATATCCTCGATACACCACTTATAAAGTGAGACAATACTCGGTGGCAGGTGATGAGTGATGGGTAGATACACTCAATGGTGCGACCGAGCACGAGAACAGATACTACGACACGGCGAGATGTCATCTCGCACACTTATGTATAACATAGCACAGTCGGGGTTCAGCCAAAAGCGCAGTCCTACAAGTGTGCGCTCGGCATCCCAAGCCCTGCTACGAGACCACCGCTTTGCCTCACATGAACCCGATGTCGGGTCATACCAATTTGGTGAAGGTGAAGTAGCGAAAGGTTATCACTACAAAGTAAAATTATGGAGTGTGGTTCAATGAAGACCCGACGACAAATCCAAGACAAGATAGATGAAACCCGTAACGAAGTAGTAATCAATGCTCTCCGCTGGGTCATCGAAGACAACAACTGTGCTGTGTGTCAATTACCAAACAAGCGTGAGGTCGAAGTCAAAATCCACCGAGGCGAGATGACAAGCACATTCCTTGAATCAAAGTATTCATGGCCTGTTGGCACAGTTAATCGCCACATGGATGAGCACCTACAATATGACCCCAACGAAGCGTCGCATATCGAACAGATGCGTGATGAGTCAATCAGCACACTCAATGTTGCCGAAAACCTCGTGCAACGCCTTGTCTCGTGGCTTGATGAACTTGAGCAACGAAAAGTAACCGAGGGCTTAACCTCGGAATGGATTGGTGACGCTACCAAGTTACTATCTCAAGGACAAGGCTTCTTGAAGTTGGTAGGTCAACTCAAGAGTGAGATTGGCGTTGATTCTCAACTGCTATTGGCCGACCGTAAGGTCGAGAACATGATGGCTATTCTTGTAGAAGTTCTACGCAACGAACCAATTTACCTCGACCAAATCCAACTCCGGCTCGCCAGTATGCAAACACCAACTGTTACCTATGACGACGCCGACTTCGAGGTGGTAGAATGAAGCCGGAGTGGATGTGGATTCTTGAGAGGGCAGGTCGTAGAAGACTTAACTCTCCAAAGGAGCAACACTATCTTAATTCCTTAGAACCTTGCGAGTGTGAGGAGGAATGAGTATCAAATCTTGGCGTAGCAAAAGTGCTACTATGTTATTCACACGACCAATCTACGAGCGTGAGTTCCCTGCTCTCGCTCAAGCCATGTCCGATGATGGTTTAAGTATTCGCTTAGTGAATAAAGGTAATGGTTATGAGTTGTATGTTGCAGACTATCAAGTCGCCACGAAGTCGGTGCGGGAGGTGTGGGGATTATCACCACATCAAATGCGCCGATTCATAGATTGGGTATTGACAAATGACACGGAGTTGATGTGATATGGGAGTAGTAATTTTTACCAAAGACGACGAGCGATACAGGACTGGAGACTACTTCGCTATGTATGGCGAACTTACAGTCTCCCCTACCCTACCGCATACTACCTATATTCTACACATCAACAAGTTCAATGAACAAGACGCTATTTATTGGGCTAAGATTGTTCCTTTCCGACTTGTAGTAGTGTGTGACAAGTTGCCCAAATTGACAAAGGCGAGTGACGAATGCGTCATCCTCGACCAATCAATCAAGACCACTAAGCCGGACTTTTCTCGCAAAATGAGAGCCGCCCTATGCTGGGCCGACCGTGACCGAGCACACAGTGCCCTCGGCCCTATCCCTCTCCCCTTAGCCAACGCATTCATCAAGGTTAATGTTAATGACATTAGCCTCGGTCGCCTCTTGGCTCGATGTCGTTACACGCTACACGAAAATTACACTCGTGCCGCTATTGCATACGGTGTCAATCCAGTTCGTAAGTTCAAGTGGCCTTCTAAGAAGGCCAACAAGGACTATATAGTGCCGAAAGGTATTAGACAAACAGACAAGCACATAAGCACTATCATCAATAATGATGTGATAGTAGCCAATGAGTTGCGTATCAATGATACCGCCGCTCTACCTGCTCGTCTAAACAAAACAAAACAGGATGTAATACAATGGGTATGATGATGAAAGAAGAAGCAGTAGATACAGTGTTCGTTTATGGAACACTCAAGAAAGGATATAGTAATCACGGATTGATAGAGGATTCGCTCTTTCTTGGTGAGTTCTCCACTAATCCAAAGTGGGGGCTTATGGACTTAGGCCCATACCCTGCTATGGTTCGTGGTGGATTTGAAGTGAAGGGCGAGGCATACGGTGTCTCGGAGTCTACTCTTGAAAGACTTGACTACCTCGAAGGGGTAGACCGAGGACTTTACTCTCGCCGTAGAATCAATGTCAAAGATAATCTCGGAAATAAAATTAGTGCGTGGGTCTACATTTACAATGCTATTCCGCATGACACTGTTCAACTGATGGGGGAATGGTAATATGGATTACGGCAGTGGTGGCTTATTTATTATCTTAGGATTCTTACTGATGATTATTATTCCTGCTTTGATGGACCCCGAAACATACGATTACGGCGGAGCATACCAGTTCGACACCAAGACTACAATTGAACATGAGCAACGAGCCATGCGTTCCGAATCACTTATTTGGATGAACCAAGACGAGTGACGCTGATATAGCATGAGTCATTACGCTTAAGTGTGTCGGCCAATAATAATAACAAGAGGGTGCGGAGAGCAATAGTAGAATTATTGCTTGAGCATGGACCTGCAACTCGTGAAGAAGTAGCGGAACTATTGCAGAATTACAAAGGTGTAAAGAATGTTCCTTCTCCTAATAGCCTCAGTGCTCTCATGTCTAAGAATCCGCAGGTTGTTATCGTGGGCAAACAAAAAGTCGAGATGACTCTTGGCATCAACACACATCATATGATGTTTGATATTGACCGAGTAGTAATCAAGACCAAAGATGATTTGATTTTGACTCGACCAATATCTGTTATGACTCCATCCGAGCGACGCAAAGCAATTCAGTGTAAGGATTGCGGTCGAACTCGAATCATGCCTAAAGGCTCTAATAAGTGTCTCGCATGTCATCGTAGAGAGTAAGGTTATATAGTGGCGTAGACTCATGTTAAGGCATGAGACAAGTATGGGCTACCAAGCACCGACCCTCTACTCTCGATGAGTTCGTGGGCCAAGAACACATTGTTAATGAGTTCTCAAATGTTATTCAAGACCTTAAATCAATGCAACATTATATTTTTCATTCTCCCGAAGCGGGAACAGGTAAGACTTCTCTCGCTCACATATTGGCTAATCAACTTGGCTACACCATTCACATGTATAATGCGTCGTCTAAGCGACAGCGTGGTATCGAGTTCATTGAAGATGAACTCGCACCTATGACTCGGCTCGGTCAATGGGAAACGATTTACTTTTTAGATGAAGCCGACCAACTTACTGATGCGGCGCAGTCGGCACTCAAGGGTGTTATAGAAGGCGCTCAAGGCTACTTCATCCTTACCTGCAACGACTTGACTAAGTTATCACCGTGGCTGAAATCTCGGTGTCAAGTAAGAACCTTTGAACCCATAGGTGATAGCGAGATGTTTCTCCGACTACATCAAGTAGATGGCTACGAAGGCTTCTTTACAAACAACGATGACCTTGACAAAATCATAGATGCCAACAAAGGCGACCTACGAAACGCAATCAATACCCTTCAAGCATACCACACTATGCCGGAGGAGACTCGACAACAATTCTTACTCTCAATATCCGAACCCGAAGTTGATGCGGCTAAAATCCTCACACTTTGCATTAAGGAAAAGCAGGTAGAAGAAGCCGTGAAGTGCATGGGCACTCCGGTCAACCTGCGAAAGACAATAGACGCCGTGTTTAACTACGGCATTCACTCCCCCGCTAAACCCGAAAGCAAATTGCTCTTGGTGGATGCCGCTACACAGGCCCAAAGGGATTTGTTAAGTGGCGTCGAGTCTCACTATGTTATGTGGGATTTTTGCCGGAGATTGGCTGAATAGATAGGGTTATATAGTGGCGGAGATACATGGAAATATGAGGTATTACAATGGTAGATATTGAACAGATGATAGAAAGAATTAGCAAAAATGTAAATTGCACGACCGACGCACTAAGTGCTCGGATGAATACGGTGCTCGACGCAAATCGAGCGGCATGGATGGATGCTGGAAAGACAGAAGAGGAGTGCACCATCAACGCACTTCGTATTGCTGGCCGACAAGTTAAGAGCGAAGGTGAACGCCTCAAGCGTTCCGGCGCAACTCTCTTTGAAGGAATGTTTATTAGCGCACCACGATACAAAGACTGGGCCGACTTCGCTTACAAGAAAGCGGCTAAGAGTATTGGTGACTCCGCTATTGCGGATGCTATGGTCGAAGATGGACTGGCGACAGTCTACGAAGACAACAACGACGGCACATACACTAAAAAATACAACGGCTCTTTGGCTCGTGGCGAAGCATTCGACCCCGATGTCACTACAACAGACATCTCCGAATTGCCAAAGAACACATATGACGCTGGCAACGGACTACACTTTCATTTGATTTGGGATAAGGCCAGCCCTACATTCCCTTCGGGCGATAAGAACTTCAAGTATGGCAACCCTCGCCCACTAAGCGAAAAGGACCGCAACTGTATGTTCTTGGGTCGCAAACAAGGCGACACCGACATGCAAATCTACTCGATGCGCTTTACTGGTGCGTTGGCCGAAGTAGACCATCCGACATTCGTAGCAGGCACTATCGCTATGCGACCTGCACGCAACGGCAACACTGCCTACGCTAAGGCCGGTGTCTCGACATTTGCTGTTGACGACTCTCTACAATCCGTCTTCTCCGACGCCCCCGATGCCATGAATTATGATGGTATCAAGCGACTCGAAGGTGGACTACAAGACATCGAAGCATATGTTGGTGGACTTAGCGACAAAGAGAAGTGGGATGCTCTTGTTTCTGTTGTTGTTGAAGTGGTTCACATTGACCCACGAGACAACGGTGGCTACATTATGACTGTTGGCGACCTTGACATTATGAGTATGGCTGGCACCACAGACATTTATGTTCCTACATCTCAAGAGTCTCTTGTTGACTTCTCCGTAGGTTCGACTCTTATGGTTGTAGGCCAACCATACATGAGCCGTGATGATGAAGCACGCCTTGTCACTACTGGCTGGTGGTGCGCCGAGTCTATTGGCTCCGGCGAATCCACCACTACTGATGCTGAGGGGTGGGATTGATGGCTTGGGCACAGTCTAAGACTGAGGCGGCACCTGCGAAAGCGGGTGCTACCTATGGGGCCGACTACTACCGTGAGTTGTTCGACAAGAAGCGTGAGAACCACGCTCCGATTCGTATGGCACTGGTTGGCAAAGAGAACACAGCAAAGACTGGCCTATCTCTCGACCTCGCACTCAAGCACACGGACAAGCAAATCATTGTCCTCGATTGCGACAACTCGGCACAGAACACAGTTGATTACCTACTCTCTACCAAAGTAGAGGGTGCTGAAAGAATCCGTGTCATCCCTATGATTGATGAGATGGATGATGCTATGTGGAATGACGACAACACTACCGATTGGCTCGCAGTAGTCAAGAAGTTGGAGTGGTTCACTGCATACTTGGGTGAGAATCACTCCGATATTGGCGCAGTAGTTATGGATGGCGGCTCTACTTTTCTCAAGTGGTGCGAGTTCGTTATGACTGAACGCCTACTTGAGCGTGGCGTCATCAAAGACGAGAGCGACAACTTCAATCAGAAGGAATGGCGTGAGCGCAACCGTGTGTTTAAGGGTGTCCTTAACCGCTTGACTGCTCTACCAATCCCCTACATCTTCTTCACCTTTCACTTGAAGGACAAGAAGCAGTTCATGGATATTGGTAACGGCACTAAAGCCATGATGAAGATTGGCGAGATTGTTGATTGGGTTGATGGCACACAGCGTTTCGTAAGCCAACAGATTCTACTACGGCGATACACCAAGAAAGGCGACAAGACCGCCGGTGTTGAGGCTGACAAAAAGTTGGGTGAGGATGACTTCGTTATTCGTGCCACTGTCAACGAGATGAAAGGCCGCAATATGGAACACTTGGGTAAGCAATATGACTTGATGAGTGTTGTCAATGGCAAAGTGGCTTGGAATGGATTACCTTTCGGGTGGGAATAATATGGCGTTTGAGGCGAAGTTGTTTGAGATGGGCGAAGAGATAACCCGCCTACGCTCAAGAATTGCAGACCTTGAGACAATCATTGATGAGATACCCAACTTGGGTGCCATCTTTGCCGCAGTCCAAGAATTACAAAACGAACATGATGCTCCGGCATCTAAGTTCGCTCATTATCTTGGGGGCTGGGCGAGATGAGTGGCGTCACGGTAGTTCGTAATGCTCTTATGAGTCTGTTATCCGTCACTGGTAGAGACCAACACATCAACGGTAAACCACAGAAGCAGGTCACTGGCTGTATTGTCTCGCTAAATGACAAAGTGCTATCCACTACATCTATTGTTAAGGACGGTAAAACATCACTATCTCGTTTCTCGATATTGACTGATTCGGAACAGAGTGCTACAATTCCTGTGCCCGACATTGACCGCATGCTCGGTGTTCTAAAGCATCATGGGGATAGAGTTAATTTAGATTACAAAGATGACAAAGTAGTGATTAAGTCTAAGAACAAACAGACTACGCTTACTGGTGGTTTCGGGGCTAAGGCATTTGCCAACAGCCAAAGCACACTCAAAGAATGGTGGGCTCAAGCCAATGAGCGAGCAAAGCAAATCAAAGGTAATGTTTATTTGACTAAGGACGGAGATACAATTACTCCTTTCTTTGTTGCCGAATTGCCAGCCGAAGAACTACATGATGCTCTCAAATGCGACGGTATTAACGGACAGAAGTTAAATCGCTACACCTTCAAAGTAGAAGACGGCTCCTTTACTTTGACAGTGGGTGACGCATTTAAAGGTCGGACAACTGTTGATTTTGGGCCGCATACATCTAAGGATTTTTCCGCTACTTTTGAGGGTGGTCTTGAACATATACTAAGACACTACTCAAATGAAATTAAATTATCGTTTATGGACTTCACAGAATATGGACAAGGCATACGCCTTATCCTCACTATGGAGAACGGAGACTGGGTATTTCAAGCAGGGGTGCTTTAATGAGCATCTTTGATACTGGAAAGACCGGTAATAATGGTAATGGGTTTAAGAAAGGTAGAAGGGATAGCATACTCGGATTTAGCACAGGCGAAGTAGAAGAAGCATGCGCATATCCGCCTCTCAATCGCTGGATTTACCGAAGTTCGCACCGCCGAAGGCGTATGCGTATAGTGCTTGGGTGCGTGTGGTATCACGATATGCTACCCGATGTGTGGTATTCGACAGAAGAAATTACTCAAATGTGCTTACAGCATGATTCAAAAGGAACATCGGCTATGGTTATTACAAATCAAAGAATAGGCACTCTACTTAGAGTGTTTATTGCTCGTAATTTAGTCGAGTATAGAGTTGTCAAGGGCAAAAGAGAATACATAAAAGGTGAAATAAATGAAAATGAAGTGTGATAAATGCAACAAAGAACAAATTATCAATCAACAGCAACCTATGGTTGCCGTGGGTGAGATTGCTGAACAAATGGTAGCGTGCATTCGCTGCCACTCCGTGTTTAAATTATGCTTGACTCTTAAATCTCTCCGAGATGACTACCGTGACCCTCACTGGTTGCGTGAACACTATGTGGATAAAGGCTACTCTATGGCGGCAATAGCCGACATGTGCGCTGTTACTCCTATGACTATTCAAAATTGGCTACGCCGCCACGACATCGAAACAAGAGGGCGTGGATATAGGGCTGGCGCTGGTAAGACACGCTTAAGTAGTGCCGATAATAAATGATTAGGTATGATTGTAACACAGGTAGGCGGTAGAGA